TGGTGGTGTTTGGGTGACACGAGCTCCGCTCAATACTTCGGAATGTTACGGAACCAAATGAAATTAAACTTTTAGAATAAGTTATGAAACGCACTATTAAACTCCAGCTTATAGAAACCGCCCTCCACCTTGTTGCGTGGACAATAGGAACGATATGCGCCATACTGATCATTAAATCAATACAGGGATGAATACAGTTCGATTTTTACGCATATTCTTTGCCTATTTAGGCACAGGGCGAAGCAATATTAAACAAACATTAATTAAATAAACACAATGATAACATACCCCGACAGCGAAGAACTTGTTTTAGGCTCTCTCTTAAAATCTGATTGTTGGGACGAAGTGAGCTTCTTAACCGAAGATTGCTTTTCAACAGCCGTAAACAGGGAGATATTCAGAGGGATACGAAAGATTATCGACAGGGGCGAAAAGCCCGATATTCTTCTTATCCGATATGAAACCGATATTCCAGTTTCTGTAATCGTGGATTTACCGATGGCGCTGGATGTTTATCCTCACGCAAGGGTAATTCAGGAAGCGGCACAAAAGAACAAACTAACCTCAACGCTTGAAAGCCTGAAACCAGATGATTCGGTTGAGGAGATGATCGCAAAAATCAATCTATCCATTGAGCAGGTGCTGACGAACAGGGAAGAAAAAATCCGCTCTTTCTCTGATGCCACGAAAGATGTGATAGAAATCATTAATGAGAATATAAAAGGGAACACCCGGGGAACGCTGACAGGATTTACCGAGTATGATCGTCACACGGGCGGACTTCAGGAGGGCGATCTGACGATTATTGCCGCAGCCTCAAGTCAGGGCAAGACCTCTTTTGCGCTTAATATTGCGAAAAACATAGCATCAGAGGGCACACGCTTAGCGATTTATTCCCTTGAGATGAGCGACATTCAACTAACGAGCCGCATTATTAGCTCCGTTTCCGGGCTTAGCTCAAAAAGCATTTTATATCAAAAGATGAGCAACGATATGATAAGGGAGTTTGATACAGGTATCGGAAAAATTCCCGAATTGGGTATTTACTTCGACGACCGCAGCACATCGAGCATTGACACTATTATTCAGTCTATACGGAAAATGGTATTTAAATTCGGGATAAAGGGGGCGATCATTGACTACCTTCAAATCCTCTCGATGACGAACAAGACACAAACCGAAGAACAGTTCTTAGGTTCCGTTGCCCGCAGGTTGAAAAATCTTGCCAAAGAATTAAACATTTGGATTCTTGCCCTTAGTCAGCTGAATAGAAAAAATGGGGAAAATGCGCCAACTCTCTCAGATATCAGAGCTTCGGGGCAGATTGGCGAGGCAGCCGATAACGTGGTATTCATTTATCGGGCGGAGGTTTTTAACAGAAGCTATCCCGCTCCATTCGCTTCTACCTCAACTCAGGGGACAGCGTTAATCAACTTTGCAAAGGGGCGAAACGTGGGGATAACAAAATTCATTCTTGGCTTTAAGCCCGAACAGACATTATTTTATAACTTAGATGAACTACCAGAAAATGTACCATTTTAATGAACTCTTTGGTTTAGACCTTAGACGGAGGACAAATAAACGTGAATATGTATGGGCGAGATATGCAGTTATGTACTATCTGAGAAAGAGCCTAAAGCCGCATACGATTCAGAATTTATTTCTTATGAGTTATGACGGAGTGAATCGTGGAATAAAAGAGTTTGAATGCGCTTTGAGTGTTGGGGATAAGCTTGCCACAAGTTTAAATGCCCGCCTGGGTGATTTTAAGCCGATTTGAGCCACTTTAATTGAAAAACAGTACAAGTTATTAACCAATGGGAGAAAGTCCCGCAAAACGCTTTAAAATGATTATACGTGACCATTTCCAAAATTTTAAGAGCTATCATTTGCCGAAAGCGCAATTAATAATAGCTGACGTGCCATACAATCTTGGCAATAATGCGTATGCTTCTAATCCTGCTTGGTATAAAGACGGGGATAATAAGAATGGGGAAAGCGATAAGGCTGGTAAATCCTTTTTTGATACCGACATTGATTTTAGACCTGCCGAATTTATGCACTTTTGCAGCACAATGTTAATGCCAGAACCAAAGGGCAAAAAAGAAGCACCCTGTATGATTTTGTTTTGTGAATTTGAGCAACAATTCTACTATATTGAGTTGGCAAAAAGATATGGGCTGAATAATTATATAAATTTGGTCTTTCGTAAAAACTTTTCAGCGCAGGTTTTAAAGGCAAATATGAAAATAGTCGGCAATTGCGAATATGGCCTAATACTCTATCGAGATAAATTGCCAAAATTCAGGAATGGCGGAAAAATGATATTTAATTGCATTGATTGGCCGAGAGATAATAAAAGCGAAAAGATACACCCGACACAAAAACCCGTTGAACTTTTAGAGAAAATAATAAACATATTTACCGATGAGGGTGATGTTGTTATTGACCCTGTTGCTGGTAGCGGTTCTACTTTGATAGCTGCTGAAAATTTAGGGCGAAAAGCCTATGGATTTGAAATTAAAAAAGAGTTCTATCAATTAGCAACAAAATGGATAGAAAAGAATAGGCTGATTAAACAGGAGATTAAAGAAATCGGCTATGCTAAAACGGAATTAGAAAAAGATAATATTACATTATTCTAATGCAGACAAAGAAGAACAGCCTAATTGAGAGCATCACAAATACAATATCTGGTTTTATTATAAGCCTTTTAATACAGCTCTTAATTTATCCAATAATGGGAATACCTGTAAGTTTTCATCAAAATATAATTATCACATTTGTGTTTACGACAGCATCAATTTTAAGGGGATATTTAGTAAGAAGAATATTTAACTCAACACAACTACCAAAACAACTCAACTATGAAAGGAACAATGAGCGTCAGCAAAGCCACGCTAAAGGCTTTTGAAGAATCAGAACAGGTGATTTATGCCCCGCTGTTTTGTAGCAAAGTGAAACAAATCTTAGGCCGTCCGATGTGTATGGATGGAACGATACTAAGGAAACTGAGGGAATTGCGAGCCAAAGGGCTTGTAAACTATACCTGCTCAAATAGTGAGGCTTCGATTTACAGGAAATGCTAGAATTTTGATATTTGTGTGTGGTTTTTTATATGCTTTTGCGTATGATGTATCATTTATTGAGCGAATTATATGCAATAACGGCTGGCAATATGAAAAGTTGGCTTTGTAGTCACTTTCAATTTACCACCGCAGTTTGATAGCCAATTTTTTATATTGCGTGTTATCGGCTGCCTTTATTCTTAATTTAATTATTCACTTAAAAACTTAAATAATGCTTTTAACATTTTCAAAAACAGAATTTAGAAACCGAATACGAAGTGGAATAAAAGTACACACTATTCGAGATGATAAAACTAACCGATGGAAAGTTGGAAATAAAATTCACTTTTGGTTAGGTAATCCACGAAATACGAGAGGAAAAACAAAACCTTATCAATTTGGAATCGGAGAATGCTCACGGGTTGAAACTATTAGAATGGATTTTGCCGTGCCTGAAGATTGGCAAAATGACATTGTATATATTGGCGATGATATTATTTTAAAGTCAGAAAACGAACTGAATGCTTTAGCTGAAAACGATGGATTTGATAATTGGTCGCAAATGAAATTATGGTTTGACAATCCAGATAAACAATATTTCGGGAAAATAATATTTTGGAAAAACTTTGAGTTAACTGCAAATGATGATGGTAGCACTGTCTTTTAGGTTGCCGATAACGTTTCAAGGGCTTGGCGAAGTTGCCGAACCGAAAAGCTGAATTGAAAAATAAAACTTAAAAATTAAGAACGAATGTTGATAGAAGAACAAAACGGCAATTTTGCCAAACCCGTGTTATACGCTGGGGCGGTTGAAAAGGCACGAATTTCAATTTACAACGAGGACTGTTTGCAAGCATTAAAGTCAATGACAGACAAACAATTTGATTTAGCAATAGTTGACCCACCTTATGGAATAGGAGCAGAAAACCACGCAGGGAATAAAGATAACGGGTGGACACAATGGGCTAAAAAAGATTGGGATAAGGCGATACCAACTTCTGAATATTGGGAGCAACTTTTTAGGGTAAGCAAAAATCAAATTGTTTGGGGGGGGAATTATATGACTGAATACTTACCGCCTAAAATGGGCTGGATTGTTTGGGATAAAGGACAAAGGGATTTTAGCCTTGCTGACGGAGAACTTGCGTGGACTTCATTTGATAAAGCAATGAGGATATTTACTTACGCAAGAGCAAAAGCATTAAAGGAAGGTAAAATACATCCAACGCAAAAGCCGACTGATTTATACAAATGGCTTTTAGACAAGTATGCAAAGCAAGGCGATAAAATACTTGACACCCATTTAGGAAGTGGAAGTATTGCCATTGCCTGTTGGGATATGGGATATGACTTAACAGCTTATGAAGTTGATAAGGAATATTACGATAATGCTTGCAAACGATTAGAAACGCATAAGGCTCAATTAACGTTATGGTAGCACTTGCGTATAACACCCAAATAATGGCAATAGCCCTAAAATCCCATAAGCAGGGCATCATAGTATTAAACCAATGTTAATTAAATAAACGCAACTATGGAAACAGAGAAGAAATCTACAAAGACAGTGCAAGACCTGCTAAAAGAAAAAAAAGAGGTAGAAAGAAAAATCGGTGAAATCCTTTCGGGTTTTTACAAGAACAACAAAGAGATTCAGATGATTTATGTAAATGTTGACACAACAGAGGTTCACGAAAACGGTGAGCTTGTGGACTTAATCTTCGATGTAAACTTAGACATATCTCTATGAAAGAATGGTATAAAAACGAAGAAAACAACCGCCGATTCCTTTT